TGTGAGAACTTCTGATAGTCATAGTTCATAGCTTCAAGAGTTTCTTTTTTCCAAGCAGCATCACGGCCTGGCACCCTTTGCCAAGCAACTTCTACATACTCATAACCATTCGTGCCTTCTCTCGCACCAACACAAGTCTTATAGAAGTGATTGAGTCCGTTTGGTGTAGATGTGAAAAGCATCTTTGTTGTGTTACCAGACGAAATGGTAGGCAAAACAGATGCAAAGAAGTCGTCCCAGTGTTCAACGAATGCGGTCTCGTCAATATAAAGAAACGATACAGATTTACCACGAATAGCAGATGAAGACGTTGATGCAGCAAGAATCTTACTACCATTCTCAAACTCAGCAGAACCCTTATTGAACTCAATAACACCTTGCTGTAGCCAGTCTGGTAGTGCTTCGTAAGCAATCTTAATACGATCCAAAATCTCACGAGCCGAATCACCTTTGTTAGCAAGTAACGCAACTGTCTTGTGATCGTTGAATAGTACGTAATGTAGAATAACAGCAAGAGCGCAGGTCGTCTTGCCTGCTTGTCGTGAAGTGTTGACTGTTACACGGCGATTGTTAGCAATCTTTTCCATGATCTCTTTTTGATAATCGTATAGAATAATAGGTATCAACCCACGGTCAACATGGACAATCTGAATATATTTCTCGGCAAAGTAAATTGGGTCCTTAGAACATTTTACATATTCTTGAAGTCTGTCTTGACTCCATTCTAATTGTATGTTCTTAGGTTTTAGATTAGAGTTGCCACGATAACCATTATTCATTTCTCATATCTCTTAAAATCTGTTGTAAGTCATTTGTCGAACCAACAAAGAGATTGTTCGTTACTTTACCAGAAGATTTTTCTTCTGGCTCTGGATTATTCTTTCTAGACATTTCTACAAGGTCTTTGTTCGCATCAATCAAAGTCTTCATTGTAGTTGCAAGAACTTCATACGCACGAGGGTGCTGTGACTGTCTTGCGACATCCATGAGTTCTTCTAATGCTTCTGCACCCTTTTCAATAATGTCAATAAAGTTCTGTCTTGCGTATTTGTAATCTCTTTCAGTCTCAGAACTCGTGTTTTCTGCTTTCACTATTGTTTTTCTAGGAGGCTCACCAACTATCTCTGCATCTATGATAACTGGTTTTATACCAAGATGCTTTCCAATATCATCCATACTAAACTGTGTCCTCTATTCTAGCAATATATGCCCAATCATCTAAGTTGTTGATTTCACCATACGCAACTGTTTCAGATAGTTTACTTGTAGGTGTTCCGTTTGCGGTAAGGCCAGGCTGAACTAATACAGACTCAAGCGATGTGTTTGCAGTAAGCCCATTGTATGTAGCAATCTCTGTAAACTTGATAACTTTCTTCGTTACTGTTGGTCCAAAGTAATATGCTTTCATCGTAAACGAGAGTGTCCAGATCAATGCTCTTCTATCATCATAAGAGCCTTCGTATGTGTCTTCTGTTGTTATTGATGTAAGAACAACTGGAATATCAAAATACATTTCAAGATCATCAATCAGTTTTACAGTGGGCGTAAACTCTGGTTTGAAGAAAGGAATGATTTGCTCAAGTATCTTTGAACCGTCTTCTGTGAACTTAGTCATGATATTGAGTTGAAATTCGATATTGTATGGAGCAGGTGCGAACTGTGTGTTGTATGTATTATCGTCCGCAGTTCTTGGTTTTTTATGTCGTGTAAGTCCAGTAAGAGTTCTCTCGCCGTCATACGACATACCAACAATCTCAAATGTGATACGAGGTAATGTTATTGCAGGCGCTCTTAGATTTGGGTCTTGCTCTAACTTAGCAAGAAACTTTTGCATAGGTCCGTAACTCACAGGAACTTTCATTGTCTGAATAGTTGCACCTGTGTTATCTTGACGACTAATCGTAATGTCGTTAAAAAGTGTGCCGAATACTGCGACATACCTACGAGTTGTTTGATTGTAATATGTATTTCCGAACATTAGTAGTTATCATCCCCGAATGGATTGGTTTCACTAAAGTCAAGTATACCATCAGCTATAGTTTCGATTGTGAAGTTGTCTGCGCCAAGAAGCGAGAGTGATTCAACATTCGCAACAGCGGTATTGGCATCGACACCAGTCGTGCGATATAGATCAAACATCGTATCAATCTCAACTACACCAGTGGTAAATCTTTCATTCGAAAACTCAAACAAATCACACTTCAAGTCGTATGTTTGTAAAGCGCCCATCTGATAGAAAATGGCTTCGTGTTCGACATGTTTCAATTCAAACATCTTATTGTTCAATGGAAAGTAAATCAAGTCGCCTTCGTTAGGGCGAACTTGAGAATCATATAAACCAATTTCTTGAGTGAACTTTCTTTGAGCCATAGTAAATGTAATCGAATCACGAATCTGTAGACCAAACTTAGACAGGAAGTCACCTTCGCCTTCAAAGCCGTCTACATTCTTGATATACATTTCTACCATGTATGCGGATTCGAATTTTGAAAGATCGTCTTCGTTAAGCAAATCATCTACCGCACCAAGCGTTCTTGGCAGATACCAGATATCTTGACCAAAGATACGAATCGATTCGATGACCAAATCCTCTATGAGGTTCTGTTCACCAGAGTTCGTAAAGTTGTTGAAATAGAAGTTCGTTGCCACACTATCATCCAATCATATCGGTAACAGGTAGAGAGTATGATGAAATCATCTCTTCTTCCAGTTTAGTAATCTCTGTAAGTGCGTCTGCTAGAATCGCTTCGCCATTGAACTGCACATTGCCTGGTAAGTTCATACCTACAAACTTCGTGAGGTTTGATCCCCATTGGTATTTGATTTTTGCAGAGGCATAGTTCTGTAGCCAACGATCTTTCCAAACGTCAACATATTGATCTGGGTCAACAATACTATAGCATTCGGCCACAATGTATGTGCCAATTTCAATCGTGTCCCAGTTAGCGTCAATATAGAGTCTGTTCATGTGTCGATTGTAGCGAATAGGTTGCGAGCCTACTAACATTTTTTCCATAAACTGCAAGTTTTCCATTGACATGTAATAGTGTACTGTGTTATAATTAGTTAAGTCGTAAATGTTATTCAGAACAAACTGATATTGAACATTAAACATACCAGAAGAGGTAGCAATATTAGTTGAGAGATCAAAGATGCTGATCACTCCGATGATATTCTCTGGAACAGTAATGTATTTGTTTGTTTTGTCGTCTGAGGTTACTTGATGTTTGAGATAAGTCTTTTCTGTGCCATCAAAGTGATAGTCCCAGTAATATGACAGCGCTTCGTCAACACGATCATCTACTTGATCTTGATCTACGTTAATCTCAATGACAGGTTTACCTAACTTACGAAGGCACCACTCTTTAAATTCGGTTCTTGTAGTTGGTTGTGCCATTATTTGGTCCCCATCAATTTGTTTACTAAGTCTTTAAGTGTTTCTACATCATTTCTAAGACTATTTATAGTGCTGTCTTGTTCTTTGAT